TACGCAGGTCATCATCATTGTGTGGGCGGGTGGCCACAACAGGCACAGTGGATTGTCCGTTGCCGGCAATGTCTGCTTTGGGCTTGTTCAAGCCGCCTGCATAGCCAAAGTTGTTGTCCGCCTGTTCAGTGTTGGTAGGATAGTCAGGAGCATTTTCGTCCACTGCTTCTTGTACATCACCGCAACCACAGTCTGGCATGCCGCATGTGGCACATGGCTGTTCACCATGTGAGTGCATGTCACCGCCGCCTAGTCCAGCATTTTTTAACAGCATGGCCAGTTTCATTGCGTCATCATCGGTGGCTGTGACTGTAAGACTTTTGTTGCCTTCTGTTGAGTCACTCATGTTGATGCTCATTGATTCAGCAATCATCAGTTCTAGTTCACGATTCATCGAATCATAAATGCCTTTGCCAACCATGCTGTTAGTCTTGGTTGAGGAGGTATCCTTGTTGGATGCTGTGTCCGTGTCATCGGCCATTTGTTTGTCCGGTTTGCCTGGTTTGACAGACATTTTACCGTTGCCAATGGTTGCACTGACTCTTCCAGTAGTGGAAGTGGTCAAAGTCTTCCCAGGACCAGTTCTTGTGGTAGTGATTCTGCCGTCTTCAGAGGTCTCATCAACTTCTTCTTTGTTTTTAGAAACTTTTTTAGGCAAGCCTTTGGTGCTACCCTTGGCGAATTTATTCAATTCTTTGGGTTGCATTTTGGCCATTTCGGCACTGGCAGAACCTGGTTTGGCTTTGGCTGTGCCTTTTTGTACACCACGTGCAATACGAGCAGCAACGGCTTGATTCTTGCTCTTTGGTTCTTCAGCAATGGGTTCTTCTTCGCCGTTGTCACTTTCTTGATTCTGCATGTATTCATCAATGGAGATCATCATGCCTTCAATCTTGGCCAGTTTTGATTGCACCCACTCAGGCAAGTTGTCATTGTCACCCAGCACACGATTCAAGGCCTGTGCATGACGCATAACCGTCTTGATAGTGTCCTTGGCCATGTCGCCTTCTTGATCGTATTCACCTTGATCACGGATGTCTACTTCGCCTTCTTTAGTCATTAACTTTGATTTGCCTGATGGTCCTTTGGCACCAATCTTTTTGCCAGGACCGTCTGGTCTACCGGCTTTGGTACGCTTTTCTTTTTTGTTGCCTTCGTCATCAGTTTCGCTACCAACTGAGATACCTTGATCGTCTGTACGACGAGTTACCATACGGCCTGTGGCAGTGTGCTTGATGTCATGCTTGGCGCCACGTTCAATGCTGCCAACTCGGGGAGTAGCGGCTCTTGGTGACTTGTAGTCAAATGCAGTGCCTTTTGAACGTTCTTCGCCCATTTTGGCTCCTTTGCGCAAAGCAGCAAGATCAGGCCCATCAATTCTTTCTGGGTCGCCACCCAACGCAGCCATTTTCTTCTGCTTGGGACTCAATGCACTGCGCATGGCTTCAGCTGCCACATCACCCAGCATCTCGTCAACTTCTTTTTTGGCATTGGCAATTTTGTCAGCAAAGTTAAGCTTCTTACCGGCTTCTTTGACTTGTTTATCAAAATAAGCATTTGCTTGTTTTGCCCGAGGATCATTTGGACGAATTATTTGATTATCTTCATCAGGCTCATAGGGTGGCCGTTTGTTAGTTGTCGGCGCATCTTTAACCCCTGCGTCTTTTCTCAACTGCTTCAACATTTCTTCATCTGAACCATGTCCAATCATTTTGTTGATACCACTGGCAGCTCGTTTGCCAAGATCATAGATTTTTTTACCTGCTCCAGCAAGGCCTTCATCTGTTTTGCCTTGACGAGATCTGTCAACCACTGGAGGACGATATCCTCCTTTCCACTCAGGAGGACTAGAATATTCTTCAGAGTCAGATTTGTTGTGTACTTTTGGTTTGTCGGCTGGACGAGATCTGTCGTCAACTGGAGGCAGATATTTTCCTTTCCACTCAGGGGGCTTAGAATAATTTTCCGAGTCTTCATCTACTTGATCGTTGTCATACTTGTCGTATTTTTTTCTAACAGGGTCAAGAGCCTTGCCTTCACGTCCGGCCTTGGCCAAGGCTTCCATGCCTTCTCGGCCGTACTTTTCATAGCCCTTGGCAGCACGACTCATGTCACGTTCGTTCAACTGCTGGTGTGTGACTTCGGGTGTGGCACGGATGCTGTCTAGTTTTTTGTTTAAATCGTAAAAGAAACTCATTTGTATTATCCTCTTGGGTTGGCGCCAGTAGCTGGCTTGGGTGGACGATTGATCTTGCTCATTGGGCTCTTGTTGCCCGTTGGAATATCATTTGTGGTTTTGGCAGGAGGTGTTTTGCCCCCAGCCACGGTGAAATTAGTTCGGTATGCATTTTTCAACACAGCATGATCATAAGGACCAGTAGCATAGTCTTTTTTCAAGGCCTTTTGTTCTGCGTCAGGAGCAGGATAGTCTGTGTCGCCCAGCAAGTCTTTGTTTTCAGCATCAACTCGTTCATATTCATCCACCAGGCCATCCACATATGGTGTGGTCTGCATGATCACATGATTGGGATCTAGTCCCAACAACTGTGCCAACTGTTTGATCTGTGGCTCAATGGCTGGATACCGAAAGCTCACATCAAACATTGTTACTGAATCGTTTTTGTTGTTGGGGAAGTCAGTAGGAATGACCTGTATAGGGGTGGTTTTTGGGTCACCCATCTTTACAGGATCAAATTGATCCAACTTTTTCTTCAACTGCGAAATCAAATCGCCGGGCGGTTTGCCCAGCATTTTGATACGATAGTTGTATGTACGTTCGCTTTCAGCGAGGTAATGTGCAAAATTTTTCATATCAGGTTCCTGTAACATATTTATTCTTTTTTATCTTTTTGATCTTTGCTGAGCAAACGCTCTAACAAATCATTGCGACTCAGCACCATGCCCTGTGCTGTTTGCATGGCTTCGCCGGTGCCAGCATCTGCTGCCTTGGCATCTATCACTGCTTGTTGTTGATCCAGTCGCATTTTTTTCAACTGCAAGTCGATCATCTTCAACTTCTTGTCCATTTTGGCTGTTTTTGCTGTGATAGCATGCCCCAACATGTTGCTGGCCACACTGAAGATTTCACTGGCAAATCTTGAATCTACCTGCATGCCTAGATCCATTAGGTCGTTGTAACTGCTTTTGGCCAAGTCTGCTAGGCCATCCATTTCTTCGTCATTGGCTTCTAGCCCTCGCACACCTGGCAAGGCCTGATCAATTTTGTCTATGTTGTCGTCTAGGGTTTGCAGTTGACTGCGCAGGTCTTCTGCAGGCGGTGTGCCAGCATCGTTGACAGGGGCGTCTTGGGACGGGGGTAATTCAAAAAGTTCTTCGAGTTTGCGGGTCATGCCCTATTTAGTGGTCAAGCACGACCGTTGTGAAACATATCGTTCTCGGTGATAACTCTAAAACTCAGGCCGTTTTTTCTGGCCCATTTGGTAGCAGCATCCCATTTGGCGTAGTTGATGGCTACCACAGCACGGTCTCTGCTGTTCATTTTTGATTCAATCACGCTTTGACTTTTGGGTTTGATTTCAATCAACTCTGCTCGCATGGTGTTGTCCCTGTTACGATAGGTGATCAAGAAGTCTGGAATATACTGTGTGACTTTGCCTGTAATGGGATGGCGATAAGGAATAGCAATGCTTTCACTGGCCCACTGCAACACATGATCGTTGGTGTCGCAAAACTTCATAAAACTCAGTTCCCAACCTGATCTGTAGCGCGGTGTGCCGTTGCCCGCATACTTTTCACGATTGATTATGACATAGTTGCCTTGTGCCCAGCGACTCATAACAACACGTTTCTGGCCTGATAAACGTTGGGCACCACTGCCACTCCCACACCCAACAGTGTGGCAGCACTGCGAATAGCATTGAGGTAGTAGGCTAAACTGGCACTGAGATTGATGCCGTTAAGTCCTTGGAACTCATTCAGCAAGGTCAGTGGGTTAATGCCAGTGGTTTCTGCCACTCTGAACAAACTCACAGTAAAGTTGCCAGCGGCCTGTCGTGTGCTCATTGTGCTCAAAAAATAACTGTACACAATGTCGTATTCGGCCGCAGGCACATTGGTGTCATAGGCATAGAAGTTGTCAAACACTCTCACAGTCAAATCTAAATTGGTGTTGGTATAGTTTACAGTGCTCATCGTCTTGTATTTAATAACCTATTGGTTTCGGCCTGACTTTGATTGGGTCCGGTATTGTTTCTGTTAAATGTCTGTGTGGGGAAAATCCAACCGTCGGCTTTGTTGGCCACGGCTTTGGTTGCAGCAGGCAAGCCTTGTTTTAGTGTTTGTGTACCGAGAGATACGGCCTCACTCTTGGCAATGGCCGCAAGATTCTTGCCTTTGAATGTCTTGTCAAGACGTGCGGCTTTTTGTGCAGCTCCGATCAGTCCCAACACACTTCCACTTTGAAGATCGCCGATGATGCCAGCGCCAGTTTCCAACAATCCACCTTGTCCGAACACCGTAGCATTGGAACCTGGTCTGGCAATAGGGCTGAGAGTTTTGTCGTAGTGTGCATCTGTGGCAAAACCTTGCACATTGGGATCTCCGCCTGCTTGTGCCCGGCCCACTGCGCCTGAGTAATATTTCACAGTTTCGTACGCGATGGTCATTGAATTTTGCATGGTGCCAGCACCATCAGAATAGTTGTACTGGTCATGACTCCAGCTAGTAATTAACGGGTTAATCAACACATACTCAGCAAACTTGCGTTGGTCCATGCCGTAGATTCTGATGTCTCTAAAAAATGCCGGCTTGCCGCCAGCCGCACCGTTGGTTGAGCCATCGTTGAATGCTTCTCCAATAAATCCCCAGTCGTTGACATTGCCCACACGTTCTTTGGCATAGATGTCTCTGGCATTGTAGCCAAAGCCTGCCTGACGCTGTGCATCAGCACCGTTGCTGCCATTGGTATTGTTGGGGGCAAGGTATCGCTGTGAAGAATCTTTGTAGTAATAGTTCATGTAGTAATACCACATCTTACGAACCAAATCGCCACTGGTATCATGCAAGGTCACATTGATTGGATCGTAGTTGAGTTTTTTCTGTATGATTCGTTTGCGATTGTATTGATTCAGCGTTTCTGTTTCAATATTGTATTTTGGCAAGTCAATGGTCTTAACTGCCAGGCTTAGATTGGCTTGGTCATCGTTGCCAAACGCACCCCGAAGGAAAGGTATCTGATCTGTGTTCAGTGTAAAACTAACATGGAAGAGAAACTTGTAACGAGGCTTGAGTTCGTAAGCGTTGGTAGTAAATGTACGGCTTGCGTGTTGGTAGTCACGCAAGATGTTGTTGCCCAGGAAACCACTTTTTAAGTTTCCGCCAAAATTTGGATCTATACCTTTAAGAAAGTCTTGTCCAAAAAATGCCATGTTTAGACACCTGCGCCGGTTACCACATCACCTAAAGTTCTACCAATCTCAGTACCAACTCCAGTGCCTTCTGGTGTTTGGTTGGCGTTGTCGTACACAATGCTCATAGTGATTGACACAGGAGCATTTTCACTGTAGTTCAATGCGCCGTAGTCAGCACCGCTTAGATAGCAACCGTACAATTCCCAGGTCTCAAGAACCACAGGAGTGTTGGCACCGTTGCCACCATCAAGGATTTCAACCTTGGTTGTGAACTTGTAGTCAATGCCAGAAGACGCAGAACTCATTTCTAAAAAGTCCATTTGTTTCTGTAGTTGTTCGCCAACTAACTTGCTCACAGCACCTGATGCATCATCACGAATTTCGCACGAAGTAGGTGCCCATGAGTGTTTGCCAGCCAGTTTCAATGTTGAGTTGTAAATTGGTATTGCAATCTCTTCAAACGTCACATTAGGTCTAGCAAAACTTATTACCTGTTTGGTCAATTCTGTTCTTGGTGTACTAACACCAAAGTTTTCAAACATCACTCTAAAGCGATACTTGAGCTTGGGCATCAACAGACCTTGGGTTGGCGAACTTTGATCGCTGGCCAACGGTACTGTCATTCTCTGTAATGATGAAACTGCCATTTGTTATATCTCCTGTTGTTTTTATTTACCTGAAATGGAGGCCCGGTAAAAGGCCCCCTGTTTCATCACCCTGCTGTGCCGCCTGAAATTTCACCAGTGTTCTTGATACGCAATGGAATGTAGATAAATTCGACTGCTTTGACTGGTTCAATAGCAATGTCCACCCACAACTCATTGCGGTCGATACGTGCAGGAGTGTTGTTGCTCAAATCGCACACAACCAAATAGTCATAAAGAGCACGTTTGGCCACAAGGTCAATCATCAAACTGTTCACAGTATTGGTGATCTCGTTGCGTGTGATCTGATCATTGGGTTCAAACAAATACAATTTGCCAATTTCTTCCAGGCGTCCACGCAAGAATGCTACCAGTCTAGCAACGTTGATCCGATCCAGGGCTGTGGTTGCACCTTGGCGTGTTTTATTACCAAAGTTTGTGATACCAATACCTGGGATAAAAGTGATTGGGTTGATGTTGTTTTCATACAATATGTCACGTACACTTTGTCCCACTGCCAACTGTACAAATTCACCAGTTTGCGCATTGATGTAGCCAATGGCTTCAGCATTGTCAACCACACCACGACGTGTGCCAGCAGGTGCCAACCATGGATAACTCACTGCATCACTGCGCAGGATTGTGCGTACCATCATGTGTGTGGGGGGCGCAACCACAGTGTTGCCTGACAGGTCTGTGGTCTGGCATGAAGGATAGAATACCGCGGCATAAGCACTGCCAATGGTCAATCCGTCATCTGTTGCCACGCCAAGACCGTTGTTGTTGGTAGCATGTTCTACCAACGCAGTACCAGTGTTTGGCAAGCGCATTGGAGTATCACCCACCACAAACAATGTGTTGGCACGTTCGTTGCTGAGTGCAACCAAGTTGGTCAACAACTCAGGATAGCCAGGCGCAGCAATCAAGTTGAACTGATTTTGTTCTTCACGTGCAGCCAGGCTGGTGTCCATGCCTGATTTCATTGCTGCCACAATCAATTTGCGTTGTGCCAGGCGTCCAGCGTACATAGCGCCATCATCTTTGTTGCCTGATGCTGTGAGCCAGGTGTTGGTCACTGTGGGCAATATATCATCAGGGAATGTGGTTGAATTAAAGTAATTGCTCTGATAACTCTTGACGTTGTAACCTGAACGGCGTGTGTTGAACAACAACATACCTTGGGGATACAGTGCAGGATCAGGTGCGTCCAAGTCCAAATAATCACTGATCAACAAACTTTCAATTGTTGGAAAAGCGTCTGCCACAGGATCTGTAGTGCCATTGGGTGCCCAACGTGCATCTGCAAACAGGATACCGTTTGATGTGGTCTGGTCTGTGGTGTCTACTGCGACCCATTGATCTGTACCGCTGACCTGTTCCCAACGATACAGTGCAGGGTACGCTTCTAGGTCACTGGTGTCAATCCACAAATCACCATATTGCAGCGGACTTTCTGCTGCATCATTCTGTGTCAGTGGTTCAGAGGCAGCAA